GGAAAAACTGCAGAAGAACGTCGACGATGCGAAGACGACATACGACTCGTACGGCGACATTGTAGCGAACGCGACCGACCGCATAAACAAATCGACGGAGAGCGCCGGCGAAGCGATGGAAGACGCGACCGAGTCCGTCGTTACGTTCTCGCTTCAAAGCAAGGAAGCGACGGAGGGCGTCGCCGAGGGCTACGACGAAATCGGAGAATCCGCCGAGGAGACCGCCGAAACCGTCGATGAGTCGGCGGAAGCGATGCAGGCGGCGATAGAAGCGGAACGGCAGGCGGCCGAGGAAGCGGCGAAGGCTCAAATCGAAGCGAACAAGGAAGCGGCGAAATCGCAGTCCGAACTTGCTGAAATCACCCGTCAGGAATCCGAGAGGGTTCGGAACGCTCTTGCCGACATCAGGGAAGAGGCGAGAAAGACCGTCGAAACGGACTTCTTTGCGGAGTTCAACGGCGGAACGGACGAATCGGTCGATACGATGCTTCAAAGAGCCAAGGACAACATTGAAGCCCTTCAGACGTATCAGGACAACCTGAAAGAGGTCTCCTCGCACGTCGGAAAGGAAATCGCTCCCGAATTCCTTTCATATCTCGAAAGCCTCGGCACGGGCGGAGCGAACATGCTCGCTCAAATCTCGAAGACGTTCGAGCAGGACGGCGGGGCTGAAAAGGTCAAGCAGTGGTCGGACGCTTATCTTGAAACGATAAACATTCAGGACGAGACGGCGGACATTCTCGCAGACGACAGAATCATGCTCGAAAACGGTCTGAAGGAACTCGGAAGCACTCCTGCGGACTTTGACGAACTGCGGACGAACATTGACATTGCGGTTCAGAACAGTCTTCAGGGCTGGGACGCTCTGACAGAAGGCACGCAGCAGAAACTGTACGACACGGTCGCAATCTGCGAGCAGCTCGGCATTCAGATTCCGAGCGGACTGTCCGACGGCATCATTTCAGGGTCGGCTTCTCCGGAAGAGGCTCTGGCGCAGTTGGAAGCGTCCATTCAGGGTCGTTTCGAGGGTCTTTTAGCGGACGCGCAGGCTCAAGGCATAGACATTACCGACAGCATCTCGGAAGGCTTAAATGAGGGCGGTACGGCTCTTATAGAGGCGTACGCCGAACTGCTCGCTCTCATCACGCAGTCGGAGACAGACGCGGACGAGGCAATGAACACGAAGGGTGAGACCGTCGGTAAGGAGTTCGGTTCGGGCGTAGGCTCGGCAACGGCGGAAGCCGAGACGGGCGCGCAGTCTCTTTCGGACGCGGCGACGACAACTCTTACGGACAATCAGAGCGAATTCGAAACGGCAGGTTCAGGAGCGGGCGAACAGTACGCTTCGGGAATCGATTCGACGGAAAGCACGGTAACGGCATCGGCGAAAACGCTTGCTTCGGCCGCGGCCGCCGCAATGAAGGCTAATCAGAACGAATTCCGCAACGTAGGTCTCAACGCTTCCTACGGCGTGGCTTACGGCATCTATGACGGGGCTTCGGCGGCGTACGCCGCGGCGAGGACAGTCGCGCAGGGCGTCGTAAACATAATGCAGCAGGCTCTCGACATCAATTCTCCGTCAAGGGTCATCAGGGATCAGGTCGGTAAGCAGATTCCCGCAGGTCTCGCACTCGGTATTAAAGCGAACGAAAGCCTTGCGGTCTCGGCGGCGCAGGACCTTTCCGAGAAAGTCCTGACCGCTTCCGTAGAGTGGGTCAACGACCAGCGCAAGTACAAGGAACTTTCCGCACGAGACGAGGCGACCTACTGGAAAGAGATAACGAAGACGGTCGAAAAGGGAACTGACGAATACACGGAAGCAATGCAGAAGTATTCCGAAGCGAACGCGAGGGCGACCTGCGAGGCGAGCAAACTTCAGCAGGAGACGCTGAAGCAGGCTTCGAAGAATTTCGGAGTCAGCAGAACGAAGACGACGGGAAGCGGAGACAACAAAAAGACGGTTCAGAAGAGCGTCGACGACTATTACGGCGAGATTTATCAGGCGGCGCAGCAGTACTTTTCGAACATGAAAGCCGTACAGGACGTCTCGGCGGAACAGGAACGCAGATATTGGCAGACCGTTTCGAACACCTTACGGGCGGGAACTGACGCGTGGTACGACGCGCAGGCGAAGATAAGAGACCTTTCGAAGAAAATCGCGCAGAATCAGAAGACCTATCAGGAAGAGGCTCGGAAAGTCGCCGAACAGCAGGCGAGGGCGCAGAACGAAGCCCGTCAGAAGATAGTTTCGGACGCGGAAGACAACCTGCGGAAGACGAAGATACTCAACGACGTCAGCCTGAAAGACGAAATCAACTACTGGGAGAGGATACTTTACAGCCTCACGCAGTATTCCGACCAGTGGTACGACGTGTACGAGAAAATCCGAGACCTCAAATCGCAGTCGCAGGCGGCGCTCGTTTCAGAGGGTGAGGAGACGCTCCGCCGTCGGAAACTCCTGAACAACGTGTCTCTGAAAGAAGAACAGGCTTACTGGGAATATCTGCTGTATCAGTTGGAGAAATACTCCGATGAATGGTTCGACGTGTACGAGAAGGTTCTCGACGTCAGGGAACAGGTGAAGGACGCTCAAAAGGAAGCGAACGAGACGGCGAAGCAGGAAGCGGCGGAAAAAATCAAAATCCAGCAGGACAACCAGAACAAACTTCTTTCCGACTGGAAAATCTATTATAAGGTTTCCGCAAAAGCGGAAATGGAATACTGGGACAAGGCTCGGAAGCAGTGGAGACTCGGAACGGACGAACGGAAGGAAGCCGATTCGAACTACATCCAGGCGAAAGAGAACTACTACAACGAACTTCGCAGGCTCGACGAGAAGTATCAGGACGACCTCGCAGACGTCCAGAGCAAGATGCAGGACAAAATCGACGACCTGACGAAGACCTATAAGGACGCGGTCAAGAGCCGAGAAGAAAGCATTCTGTCCTCGATGAACCTGTTCGAGGCTTGGGATTCCGAGGGAATATCGGGAAAAGAACTGATTGAGAACCTCGAAACGCAGGTGGAAGGACTGGAAAGATACACGGTCGTTCTTGAGAAACTGAAAGCGAGGAACGTCCTCGATGCGGGATTGATTGAGGAACTTACGGAAATGGGACCGGATGCCGGAGCGAACATTGCGGCTCTTGCTTCGATGACGACGTCCGAACTGAAGAAATACAACGACCTGTATCTTCAGAGACAGGAACTCGCTCATCAGCAGGCTCTTTCCGACAATAAAACCCTGTTGGAAGAGACTAAACGGGGAATAAAGGAAGCGCAGCAGGAAGCGACGGTGGACCTGAAGGAACTGAACAGGACTCTTCAGGAGGAACTATCCGTTATTTCCGAATCGTTACATTTCCAACTTGCGGGGCTTCTCGATACGATAGGAAACTTCGGCACGTACGTGTTCAAAGGTTCTGCGGCGACAATGGGCGGTCAGTACAAGAACGCTCTCCGAGACAACCTGAACATGACGGCGGGCGAAATCGTCGACACGGTCGAAGCGAAACTGGAAACTCTTGAAACGTCTCTTCCAGACGTAGGAGACCGAGCGCTGACGGCGCTGATGGCAAGCATGAGCGACAGAGAGAAGATAAAGGCTTCGACGGACAGTCTCATTGAAACGATAAAGGAAGAATTGGGAACGGCGGATTTCACAACGGCTTTCGCTGACGTTCCGACAGTGGATTTGTCGGGAATGAGCAGAACCCTGAACTATTCCGAACAGAGCACTGTCAACGTCGACAACACGGAGATAGTGAATGCCCTGAACTCTGCGGTCAGAACCATTGAATCGATGGTTTCGGCTCTCGAGGGAGCGACGGTCGTCCTCGACACGGGCGAGACCGTGGGCGCGCTTCAGTACGCGATGAGCCAGGCGCAGGCGGACGAATATCTGACCTACAACCGAGGCAGGCTGTAAAAGGAGGGATTCGCATATGAAAATAAACGGCAAGTCGCTTCCGGCGAACGCTTCACAATGGAAATTCACGCCGGGCGAAAGCTCCGTGCTGACCGAGACGACTATGAGCGGGCTTCTTCCCGCTCTCGTCGGACGCGGTTTCGGAACGAGAAAGGCGACGCTTCAAATAATGGTAAAGGACGTCAACGACAGAAACTCAATAGAACTGTCAATGTCGCAGATTCTTCAGATGCTGAACGGCTCCGTTACGATTGAACTGGACGAGAATTCATACGCCTCGTTCTTCTACGGAGCAGTCAAGTCGTACGCGGTGAAGCCTCTTATAAAGAAAAGGAGTCAGATCCTTATTCTTGAACTCATCGGAGTGCTGTATGACGAGGAGTATTACGCAAATTACTATTACGAAAGAGAAACTCCGGATTCAAGTCCTTCACCGCACGTTTCAAGCCGTATCGAGTTTCCCGCGTCGGACGATTACCGTCCGTGCGCTTTTTACATAGGGGTCAACGCTTACAGAGCAGACCCGCCCGAGGTGAACGTCTACGGGCTTTTCTTCAATACGAAGACGGAAGAACCGATTAACAGCGTCCACGTGACAACGAACAAGTTCCTGAACGGAACTTTCATATATCTTGACGGACTGACGGGGGAAACCGGGCTTGCGACCGGACGCAGCCCTGACGTCGACGCGGAAATAAAGACGATATACCCGTATGAATTCGAGAAAAGCGCGGTCAAGCCGATACAGGAATACGGATTTTTTCCGACGTATCCTCTCGTGAGACCGGGTTCAACGTCCGTATTTCTCTCGGAGTTCTGGGGATATTTCGGATTAAGGATATTCAACATCAGGAGGTGATTCGCATATGGAATTAAGGATTGACGGAATAGCAATCCGAAACGCAAGCGTGAATTCCGTAGATTTCGGAACGAGAACTGTAAAGCAGTCGGAACTGACGGGCGGACTTGTAAAGGAAATGGTCGGAAAAACTGTTCCTTCGTTCAGCACGAAAACGGCGAAATTCGTCCTCATCATACACGGAACTCGCAGAGACGAGATACGGGCCGTCGCTTCCGACGTCGTCCTGAAAGCGGGCGGAGGACTTCATCTCTTTTCCTTTGACGCTCTTTCTCATTCGTTTCGAGGAGTTCTCAAGTCGTATCAAACGACGGAGACCGTGCCTGACAGAATGACGAAACTCGTCCTGACTGTCGAAGGGCAGGAAGTCGGACGGAAAAGAACGTACGCTTGGTCTGAAGGAAAAGATCTCAGCGAGATACTTATATCAAATCCGGGAACGTTTTGGTCTCCCTGCTTAATAGACTTCGGAGTCGAGAACGTACATCCTGAAATGTCAACGGTTAATTTTCTGCGAGACCCTTGGACCATGAAGAAGGTCGGCATATATTACGACTCGAAGTCGTATTACGTGGAGCGAGGCTTCGACGTGTTCATAGATTCAGAAAGCGGTCTGACGGCTCTCCGAGACCCCATCGAGAGGGTCGTTTACAACAGCGACGACGACGAGACGGTCTATTACACTCCGTGGGATGAGGACGAATACTATCTTGAACATCAGACTGAAGTCGACGCGGCGGTTGCGTCTTCAAGAGACTCCGTAAGCCCTGTCAGTTCCTTGACGTATACGGAACTGTTTCAGATAAACGGGCTGATGTACCTCGCTCCGGGCGCAAACAGTTTTTCATCGCAGGACGCGGAGAACATGTTCGTCCGCGTATATCGGCTTGAATTCTACGATACTTATCTTTAAAGGGGGCGATACGGAATGATTACAGTTTATGACAGAAGCCATAATTTAGTCGGCGTCACGTTCTCATATTCGAATCTCTGTCTTGAAGAGCAGGTTGACACGGGAGACAAGACGCTGTCTTTTACGTACGTTTTAACGAAAAACAAGACTTCCTATTCCGTAGGCAGGCAGATGAAGTTCATTCAGAAGTCATGGAAGCAGTATCCGAAGAGGGCTCCGGTCCTGTGTTCACGCAGTTATACGAACCCTGTCGTTCTCGAACCGTTCCCCATCGAAATGGAATATTACATAGCGTACGGCGGGCAGGAGTACGTGGTGAAGCAGGTTCAGGGAGACAAAATCACTGCCGTTCTGAATCTTGAATGGCTTCGCGCTCCTCTTTACAAGGACTTCGAAATCGAATATCAGTCTTATTACATAAGCGAGGGCGTATACGCCTGGAAGATAAAGACTCCGAACCCCGTCGCAGGCCCGGTCGTCGATTTTTACTCCGGCTTCGTGAACTGCGACAACGAGCCGATACCGAAGCCCGGAACGAACCAGTCCGAACAGACTTGGAGTCAGAAAAGACCTCTTTCCGTTGCGGAGGGAAACGGTCTCGACATCGTGAACGCCATTTGTACAGCTTACCTTTACGAGCCTGTGTTCGACACCATCGACAAGAAGGTTTATTTCTACTCGAGGGTCGGAGCGGACAACGGCGTTGAGTTCAGAAAGGGCCTGAACCTTAAGACGGTAAATAAGAAAACGGACAGTTTCGACTTCTATACGACCATCTACCCGACCGGAAAGGACGGTCTTGAAGTAACGAACCCTGACGCTTCGGGGTACTACCCTGAAGACGGACGCACAGACACGTCGACTCTTATTCGGAACAACGTCGTTACGGATTTTTCCTTCTGTCGAAAATCCCGCGTCTTTCACTGGAAGGACGAGAACTGCACGGACGCGGCGCAACTGCTCGCAGATGCGAAACTTCTGATAAAAGATATGTCTCACCCGCTCGTCACGTATGACGTTAAGGTCAGAGACCTCGCTTCGATTTCCGATGATTTCAGTTCGTTCCGATTTTCTCTCGGAGACGTCATCACGATTATAGATCCTGATACTGACGCTTACGAGAAGCAGAGAATCATCGCAATGAAGACTTATCCGCAGAACAGAGATCAGGACACGATGACGATTGCGAACACGATGCTCACGTTCCAGCAGATACAGTCGAAACTGTCGGCCGCCGCGAAACTTGTCAGTCAGGTAACGAGCAACGGAAAAATCCTTCTTTCCTCGATTCAGGACATCATTCCTGTTTCAGGACAGGTCGTTCCCGCCTCTTCGTTCATCTATACCGTCAACTCGCTGACGCGTCAGCTGTCGAACGTTTCGTTCTCCGTAACTGTTTCAGGAAATTTCACCGCAGGACAGACCGTGACGGTCGGAACTCTTCCGACAGGTTTCCGTCCTTCGCAGATTTTCTCCGCCTACGCTTCGAACGGGGGAACTACGAGCAAAATGGAAATCGGAACGGACGGAACGGTACGCGTCACGCAGTACGGCTCGACCGCTTCACCTGTCTCGTTCAACGGCAGTTTCATGACGTCGGATCCGATGCCGACGCCTTCCGGCGACCTCGGCGAACTTCGGGCGATTGAAGAAGTTCTCGACCTTGACGGAACGGGAATGACGAAATCGCAGAGGGTTCAGCAGGTGAACAGCACGCTCGGTATGACCGACACGAGCGGAACGGAAGAACAGCAGATTGCCCGCGCTTACAAAGCCCTCGCCGTCTCTTTGGCCGCGGCGACGGGTTCGTCCGTCCTCGACTCTTACGATGAAAGAATAAGCGACCTCGAAACGGCGCAGGAGCAGACCGAAGAGAAGCTTGCGGAGCTGGACGACATAAAGACGACGATGACGCCGTACGACTACGTTGAGGGAAGTATATACAACGCGGCGACGCAGGAGACGTACGGAGACGATCCGGCTTACGCTCACGCTTTCTATCACGTCGTACCGGGTAAGACCTACTTCATAACGGGAAGCAGCGCCTCGAACGGCGGAGTCTACCCCGCCTGCGCTTTCTTCCAGGAGGGGCATACGTTCCGTCTCGCCCGCTTCGGAGACGACTCATCGACGGCTTATTCGGAGCTTGAAGTAGTCGCTCCCGCAGGCTCTGATTATATGGTGATAAACAAGACGGCCCTCGTTTCTGCGGTCAAATCCACGCAGGAGCAGACGATTTCGGAGGCTCTCGACGACGTGAAGGCGACGGTCGACACGGTCGGAGAAATGGGCTCGAAGCTGACGATTATCGAGAGGAAAGTAAACAACGGCTTCGCCCCCGCTTCATCGGACGCGGCGATACTCGCAAGCCTGCGGAATCCTTTCAAATACAAACCGTTCGACAAGGGCTACGTTTCCTTTGTTTTCGACGACTTACGAAGTCAGCAGGACTCGATTGCCTCCATATTCGAACTTTACGATATGCCTTTATGTCTCGCTGCGATACCCTCGCGAATGGGCGTGATTGCGAACGGACTGACGCAGGCGAGAGGCTCTTTCACTCCGGGAATGTATATGTACGAAGTCGTAGAAAAGGTCGTTCAGAACGGCGGGGAGACGATGGCTCATAATTCCGTCGTCATAAACCGCGAGAATCAGTACGACTACGACGTTATGTGGAACTACTTCGTATATACGAAACAGAGGCTTGAAAACTGGCTGTCGAGGACAGGACCGATACGGGGAATCATCAGGGCGGGCGGTTCGAATCAGATAAGCTCGTCCCGTGAGATCGAACGGTGGCTCTACGCGAACTATGAGTATTCCGACCTCGGAAATCACCCGGAGATGGAATGTTATCACCTGAACCGAGTGAACATAAATCAGCCTTTGGCGACGATAAAGAGCCTCATCGACGACTGCGAGCGGAACAAGACGTGGCTGCGCTTCTACGGTCACGACTACGATTACGGCGGGGGAACGACCCTGACGGGCGAGCAGGACTTGATGGACATTCTCGACTACGTGGCCTCGAAGAACGTCGGGGTGGCGACTTTCGCCCATATGTACGACACGTTCAGGAGCACGCAGGCGGAAGAGAACGTCAGAAACCTACTGAACAACGGGTAAAAAAGACATATTAAGAGCAGGAGAATACTGTCTTCTGCTCTTATTTTCTTATTTTCAGTATATTTCAGGAGGTGCGTTATGGAAACAATCATCAGACCTTTCTTTATTTCCATGACTCAGTCTAAAATGTTCCAGCTGCTTGCGATTTTCATCATCATGGACATCATTTTCGGATGTCTGCGCGCCGTGCGGGAAAAGACCTTCAATTCGTCCGTGGGCATAAACGGCATGATCCGAAAAGCGGGCATGATGATCTCCGTAATCTGCATGTGCTGGGTCGACTCGGTCATACAACTTAATCTTATCGGGTTCGTTCCTGAAGCAATCCGAAATTACTTACCTATTGAAAAAGTCGATACGATGACTTTCTTCGCAATAATTTTCTGCGTGTACGAAATTCTTTCGGTTTTGAAAAATATGACTCTTTCCGGTCTTCCCGTTAATAAGATTTGGGAAACGCTTCGGAAGTTCCTGAAAGAGAACACGTCGGAAATTATGGACGAAGACAAGGATTTTGAAGACGATGAAGAAGAAAAATCGGAAACCGAACAGGAGGTGACCGGAAATGAACAGAAATTATAACGGATGGATTGCCGTTCAGGAAGCCCCGACGGGAGTTTGGTTCTTCGTCGGCTCGGCGACTTCAAATCCTGCGGATTTCCCTGTTTCGGAAGAAATCGGAACGGGGTCGACGGCTCTCCGTCAGGACGGTAAAAAGTACACGTATCACGAAATCGCAGGGTGGAAGGAGTGGTCGTAATATGATGCAGGCAAAAGATTTACTGACCGCAATGACTTTCGGAGACGGCGGAGGTTCAGGCGGAGGCGGGGGCGGTTACCCCGAACCCGAGGGAACGAAAGCGATTACTATAACGGAGAACGGAACGACGACTGAGAACGTCAAGGACTTCGCTTCGGTCTCGATTGAAACGGACGTCCCGAACACTTACGCGCAGGAAGACGAGGGAAAGGTCGTCTCGGGCGGCAGACTGTACTCGCAGATGGCGCAGTCCGTCGAGCAGAACGGAGACCTAGACACGACTTTCATCAATCTTGTGTCCGTGGACGTGCCGAACTCATACTCGCAGTCGGACGAGGGAAAGGTGGTCTCAAACGGCGCTCTGGTCTCGCAGACAACCCAGTACATAGTCGCAAACGGCACCTACAACACGACCAAGAAGAGATCCGTGACGGTGGAAGTGCCGAACTCGTTCTCCGCTTCGGACGAGGGCAAGGTCGTTTCGGGCGGACAGCTCGTCTCGCAGGGAACGAACTACATCACGGAGAACGGAGTGTACGACACGACGGAGGTCCGAGAGGTCGAAATAGACGTTTCGGGCGGAGGCGGAGAAATTTCGAGGCTTCAGAGCCTGCTTCTGTCGAGGGAGGACTACGAATACGAACCGATGACGATTTCCTACAAGGATTCCGAAAACGGAGTCATCGGACCTTATTTCCTTGCGGGCGTCGACGCTGCAGGAATGGATCTGACCGTGAATTTCGGCGGAGACCTCACGGAAGACGAGGGTTCGAAGATACCGCCGAGTTCTTTCCTCGGAGCAAGCTTCGCTTCGCTCGCGATAGACCCGACCGACGTCACGTTCGTCGGAAAATCCGCATTTTCAGGGTGTTCGGCGGACAAGCGGACGAACCTCGACCTGCATGCCGTTCAAACGATAGAATACGCCGCTTTTGAGGGATGTACGGCTTTCGCCGACGTGGACATAGGACCTAACTGCAACTACATAAACGGCAACGCGTTCAAGGACTCGACCGTCGATAAGATAGTCCTCCGCAGGACTTCTTCGAGGGTGGTTCTCGGTAACGTGAGCGCGCTGTCGAACTGCAACGCGATCATCTACGTACCCGACGATATGGTCGCGAGCTATCAGGCGGCCAGCAATTGGAGTTCGATAAGCAACAGCATTTTACCGATTTCGGACTATTTTCCGACGGAATAAGGGGGTGAAGACCTATGGACAGAAATCATAACGGCTGGATTACCGTCTCGGAGGGACCGACGGGCGTGTACGTCTTCGCAGGGTCTTCTTCCTGCTCGGTCGAAGATTTACCGACCGAGGGAGTCGGTACGGGATCCGTCGCGCTGCGACAGGACAAGAAGAAATATCTTTATCACGAAACGGGAGGCTGGGTAAAGTTTCCCGAGCCGTCGGGAGGCGCGGCGCCGACAGGAACGAAGCAGATAACAATCACGCAGAACGGAACGGTTACGGAGGACGTGGCGGCCTACGCCTCGGCTGAAATCACGGCGGAAATCCTCTCTAACGAAGACCTGCTGATTGAGGGAACTTTGTCAGGAGAATACGTCAACAATTCAGCCCGCCTGATAGGGCCGAGAGCTTTGGAGTTCAAGGCGGCGATAACGAAGCTCGTGATGGGAGCGGCGGAAAGCGTCGGCGCTTACGGGTGCTACGTAGACACGGGACTCGTCGAGACTTCTCTTCCGGAAGTACTGACGATTGGAGACTACGCCTTTTACGGCTGCAACAGCTTGGAGACGATAAGCATCCCGAAAGCGACTCAGATCGGCGCCTACGCGTTTGACGGCGACAGGAAGCTTGAAACCGTCGTCGGAGGCAACGTTGCTCAAATCAGCGACGGGGCGTTCAGAAACTGCGTGAAGCTCAAAGACTTCGATTTCTCGAAAGTGACGAGCATCGGCACGTACTCATTTAATAACTGTCAGGTTCTCACCGGAGTCGAAGCTCCTTTGTGCTCTTACGCGTACGGCAGCTCTTTTCAAAACTGCTCGTCCATTAAGACCGTGAAGATGCCGGGCATCAGCGCCGTGCAGAACGGGGCTTTCAGCGGATGCACGGCGCTTGAAACGGCTGAAGTCCCGTATGTCCGTCAGTTTATGAGCAGCGCGTTTTCAGGCTGTTCGGCTCTTGAACAGGTGGACGCCGGGGCTACGGTCGAAAGCAGTTATTACCCGAGCGTTGAGGGAAACAGCTTCTATAACTGCTCATCGCTGACGGCTTTGATTCTCCGCTTCGCGACGAGACCGTACTCGCTTGCAAACTCAAACGCGCTCACCGGGACGCCGATTGCGAGCGGAACGGGTTACGTCTACGTACCCGCGGCTCTCAAAAGCCAGTACGAAACGGCTTCGAACTGGTCCGTCTATTCGACCCAGTTCAGAGCGCTTGAAGATTACACGGTCGACGGAACGATTACGGGAGCGCTCGACCCGACGAAGATATAAAAGGAGGGATTGAACAATGGCTATCATAAAAGAACAGCTTGTCAGCGGGCTTTTCAGAACCCGTTCGGACGCAGGCTTCTATATTCACGGCGGAGTTCCCGAGGGGAACTACGAGGAAGCCGTCGACCCTGAAATCAGAGAATACGCGGAAACCGAGATTCCGATTGAGGAGGACGACGGCGATGATTTCTATGAGGAAGCAGGGAAAATCCTGCTCGGAGAGGGGGAGTAAGCGATGACGGCTAAACAAAGACAGAGACTGTTCGCGCTCCGCGCAATGATTGAGACCCTTTCGGCCTCTTATGCGGACGACTCGGTTTATGAATACCCCGAACTCTTTGAGAAGTGGGTCGGAGACGGACGGGAGTACCGCGAGGGAGCGAAGCTGTCGTATGACGGAGTCGTGTACCGCGTGCTGACGACTCATAATTCGCAGGAGAGCTGGAATCCGAAAGACGCTCCGTCGCTGTTCGCTCGGGTTCTCAATCCCGACCCGGAGGTCATTCCGGACTGGGAACAGCCTGACAGCACGAACCCGTATATGAAAGGAGACAAGGTCCGCCACGTCGAGAAGATATGGGTTTCGCTCGTCGACAACAACGTGTGGGAGCCGGGGGCGGTCGGAGCAGAGACCTTATGGGAAGAAGCGGCGGAGTAATCCGCCCTTTTTTCTTGAAAGGGGGTAAGGTCGATGGGAAAGACTCTTTTGGAGATGCAGGAGGAACGGATCCGATGGGAGAAGGAACGGATCCGTCTCCAAGACGAACGGACGGCTTACAGGCGGACGATACGAGACCAGGCGAGACGAGAGACCTTTGCGGAGATGGTGGCGAAGAGAGCGGCGGAAGCGGACGTGCCTCTTCCTTTCAAGCCGTCTTATCTGCCTGAAAGGGAAAGAACGGGGCGGTGCGACGTCGTATGTCATCTTACCGACCTTCACGCGGGCATCGGCATCAGCAATCACTGGAACTCGTATTCGGAAACGGTCATGATAAACCGTCTCTGCGAATATCTTCAGCAGGCTTTCGACATACAGGTCCGGCACGATGCCGAGGACTGCTTCGTCATTCTCGGCGGAGACCTCATTTCGGGAGGCATTCATCCGACTCTCCGCATCGAGAACAATCAGGACATGATAGACCAGGTCCTCACGGTCTCCGAACTGCTCTCGCAGGTTCTCGCCGAACTGTCGCGTTTCTTCTCATCTGTTCACGTCTATCTCACGCCGGGCAATCACGGGCGGATCCAAGCTAACAAGGACCTAGACCTCGCTCACGAGAACCTCGACAATCTCATTCTTCCGTATCTCGAAGCAAAGCTTCAGAACTACCCGCAGATAATCTGTCACCGGAACGACATCGAACAGTCTCTCGCCGTGTTCACGGTCAGGGGGAATCTCGTTTTCGCATCGCACGGAGACCGAGACAGGTACAAGACGGCGACGCAGAGGCTCACGATGATGTTCGGACGACAGCCCGATTTCATCTATCTCGGGCATATGCATCATAATTCCTACGACACGCAGTCGGGAACGAAGGTGATACAGTCGGGCTGTCTGTCGGGAATGGACCAGTACTGCGTCGACAAGAGGATTCAGGGCAAGCCCGAGCAGACGATTTCCGTCATATCGGAGAAAGGTCTCGTCTGTCTCTACGACGTGAGGTTCTCCGTTTGATTTTTTGCTGACGGCTCTTCTTTTCATACATACTGTCAGCAGAAACGAAAAAGAGGAGGTGTTCATGATGAAAAAACTTATCGCAGGAGTGTTCGTAGGTTCTCTCATCTTCGTACTGGGGCTTATCGCCGCGTCGGAAGACGAGGACGAATGACGGACATATTAAATAAGAAGGGAGGGGCTTCGGCTTCTCCTTTTTTTATTACAACAGGAGGTGGTAATCCTTGAAAATCAATAAAAAACTCATCAGTCGAAACCACACGGCGATGAAACGAAGCAACAGCGACATAAAGTTCATCGTCGTACACTACGTCGGAGCGCTCGGCGCCGCCGAGGCAAACTGTGAATGGTACGGTTCAGGAGACCGAGGGGCTTCGGCGGATTTCTTCGTCGGTCACGGCGGAGACGTGTGGCAGGCGAACGACTATCGCAATTTCTACTCGTGGCACTGCGGAGGCGGTTATCAGTCCTCGTGGCGGTCTGACGGGGGCGGATTTTACTACGGCATCTGTACGAACAAAAACTCCGTCGGCATCGAGATGTGCGTGAAGAAGAAAAGCACGAAGACGATGAATGCGGACGACAAGGACTGGTATTTCGAAGAGGCGACCGTTCAGGCGACGGCGGAACTTGTCGTATACCTTATGAAGGAACTCGGCATCGGCATCGACCATGTCATCCGCCATTACGACGTCAATGCAAAATTATGCCCGTCTCCGTGGGTCGTTCCGGGCTCAGTCGGAGGCGGCCCTGACGGATGGAAGGCTTTCAAGCAGAGGGTGAAGGACATCTATTTCGGCAATCAGCCCGAACCGAAGACGCCCGCAAAGGTCGAAAAGCAGAAGTCCGAACTGCTCGTCGAGGCGGCCGAGGACATCGGAAAGATCGTTGCGACGGAAATCTCAAAAGGTCTCCGATGGGAGTATCGGAACGAGAAAGTACCCGCTGCGACCTTCGACGAGGCAAGGGAGAAAGGAAAACGGTTTATTTCTTGTGCGAACGGCGTCATTTGGGCTTGTAAGAAATCGGGAGTATGCTCGGCGGACGGCTGGTTCGGAATGGCTGACGGGAGCATCTGTTATCCGAACGTCTCAACGAAGACGGCGGTCGAAAAGGCTTTCACGATAACGGACGGGGGCGGAAAGACGGTCTCCGAACTGCTGAAATCGGGGACGATTAAGGCGGGTTCGGTCATCACCTTAAAGGCGTCCTATAATCATACCTTCCTCTATCTCGGAAACAGCAGATGGTACGATTGCGGGCATGCCCATTGCTCCGGCAAGGGCGAGGGGGCTGTTTTCACCTGTTTCGTCAGCGGATCCACGCCTTACGGAGCGGTTAAGGTCGGCAAAGTCCTCAATCCGAAGGGAACGGAGACTGTCGAGCCGACGGGCTGGTACAGAGTTCGCAAGTCGTGGGAAGACGAGAAATCGCAGAAGGGGGCTTATATGGTGCTTGAGAATGCGAAAGCGAACTGTCCTGCGGGTTACAAGGTATTCGATTCTGACGGAAACATTGTCTATGAGGTAAAGGAACAGAAGAAGACGACGACCGGAATGCAGGCAAAGGACCTGAACGGGCTGTCAGAGGCGGACAAAATCAAAAAGATAGCTCCGCTTTATCAGGCGGTCGCAAACAAGACGGGTATGCTCGCATCGGTCGGGCTGGCGCAGTTTTGTCTTGAAAGCGGTTATGCGACAACGGACCTGGCTCAAAACGCGAACAATCTCCACGGAATGAAGTGCTATCTGTCGGGCAACACGTGGAAAGGCTCGACCTGGGACGGAGTTTCTTCCTATAATAAGCGAACGGCTGAACAGGACAAGGCGGGCAACGAGTATTTCGAGAATGCGGATTTCCGGAAATACCCGAACATTGATGACTCAATCGCAGACCGAGCAGCATATTTTATTGGCGCGATGAACGGAAACAAAAGGCGGTATGACGGCATCGAGAACCTGAAGACCGCCGAGGAGCAGATACGGGCGATTAAGGCGGGCGGATATGCGACTG